TTCCTACGAGTCGTCTTCTCGCGGGTTTGAGCAGCGCGTGGAGTTTTATTTTCATTCATTTTATTCATATGCCTACTCCTTCACGTATTTCGCATATTCTTCAAGTGGCACACCTAATTTTTTAGCAATCGCTACTTGTGATGGTGTGAGCCTCACTGTTTTGCGCCCAGTTCTTGTGGTCCTATTTGCAGAGGCAACAGTCTGAGCGGGCTTGCCTCCTTGGACTTCTCCCCCATCGTCAAACTTCTGGGGAAACTCGTCACGAAGACGTTTGTCTAGTTCTTCATAGTATTCATCAGAAGATGGATTAAACCCTTCTTCTTCAACTAATTTTCTATGAAGCCCAAAAGACGCGTACGTCATCGCCTCATCTTTACCAAACCATTCGTTCCTTTCAGCCCATGCTTCGGCCTTTGGATCCGGTTTGGGTGGTTGAGCTTTATTTTGTACAGGTTGATTAACCTCTTGTCCAGCATTATTTAAACTCTCCTCGTACTTTTTTCTTTGTTCCTCGGTAGCTTTTACTCTTTCCTGTTCAATAGCTAATCTAGCCAAGTTGCCTTGTGCTGCAACCTGTGCATCAACATCACCTGCTGCCATAGCGGCTTTTAAAGCAGCTTTAGCAGATTCAAGTTCTGAGGTTACTCTTGTAGAAAACTCACTGACGTAACCGTCATCAAGTTTTGTAAACTTCGTTTGAAGTTCATCTTTTTCTTTTTTTACTTTTTCAGCAAAGTTAAGAGCTTCTTTTTCTCTTCTCTCTGCCTCACGAATCTTATAGGTTAGGCGATCAATACGCTTTTGAACGTCTTTACTATACTCTTCTCTTTCATCTTTTTTTTCTTTGGGTTTGTCAGCAGATGTTTGATCTTCTGCCTCTTGAACCTCTTGTTGTTTATTCTCTTTTAATTCAACATCAACAGCGTTTCCGCCAGTGTCTAGCTCGACCATTGGTGTTTCATTAACTTGAGCTTGTGCTTCGGGCATGGTTTCTTCTCCATGTTAATGTGTTACGGGCGATAGAATACTTTCTGGATCGTCTACGACAGCCAGAACCTCATCCTCGTTTAATATGCGCAGTTCCCCACCTTCAATGTTAAGACGTGAACCGGCGTATCGGGCAAATATTACCCAATCTTTTTCTTTGCACCATGGTCCATTAGGATACCTATCTATATCTTTATATGCGTCTGGCCCAACCTTCAGCACTAATCCGACGTTCGTTGCAATCTGTGTTTCTTCCACAGTTTTATCAGAAAGTATCACACCACCTTTTGTTTTACCTTTACCTCTATGTGGTAATACTAAAATTCGCCAACCTGTTGGCTCTGGTAGTTTTGACGCTTCTAATTCCTTTTCTTTTTTTTCTTCATCTTTTTTCTTTTTTTGCACGGCTTTCGCTACATGCACTGGTAAAATTAAATTACTCATTTTGCTCCTGTTTCTTTAGCAGGTCCGAGAGTTCCTGTTCAATGTAATTCAGTGTATCTAGTTGACCTAAATAACTTTGGTAGTCATTCCAGTCTTTTACTTGATTACTTGTAATTATCTCAACAATTTGGGTTTGTCTAGCCCTAATTACCTTATATAGCCTATCGGCTAATCTAATTGCATCCATAAATTATTTTTTCTTGATAAGTCCCATTGCACCTTTTCCAGCTTTAATTCCAAAGCTAGCCGAACATGCAATATACAATAAATGTTTATAATAATCTGGTAGTTGTTGAAGGGCTATGAATCCCTTTTCAATATGTTCTGTCATTCCAGGAAAAAATACAAGTGTCGCTGGAGCTAAAAGACAAATTAAAATTAGCTCATCTTTCCAGCTTCCTTTCATTTGATCTACAGCAGATTGCTCCCACTTAACTTTACCGGCAATTTGATCTTCTTTAAGTTTAGTAGCCGCTTTTACTTCCGTAAGTTTTAATTCTGCTTTTGCTTTTTTTGTTTCAACAAAACCTTTCACGGCGTCTGTAGCGACGCCGAGAAGTGGTTTAGCTAAGAGTTGCCAAACCATAAACTAGATTGCTCCAATAATTATGATTACGATTATTGCAACGATACCTGCTTTAATCCAATCTTTCATTGACCAATCGGACCATTCTTTTAAATGTGCCCATAAATCTTGTACTAGTTTCATATATCCTCCTAGTGTGTTTTCGAGTCTAAATCAAAGTCTGCTTCAAACTCTACTTTGGTTTCATAAAAAAGGTTTTCAATCTCTTCTAGTTTATCCAGTGCATCTTTTATATCATGCTCACAATTTAAGCAACCACAATGGCACTTCCCACCATTACCGTGATGGCACTCATGATCACAATTCTTGCAAACAGCCATTAATGTATAGTTATTTTTTCAAACTCTATGTGATCTAAATTAGATGCAAACGTGTATAACATGTCTTGTGTCTGTTTTGGACCAAGAGTTTCTAAGTATATAGATTTAGCTGCAACCATTAAAGACGCTCCTAATTCTAAAGGCGTATCTCTATAGTGTGAAGAAAATGCAAATACATCATCTAATATTTCTAAAGATTTATTACTTTTTTTTCTTTTTTCGTCGGACATGACCCCCCTTTTTAGCCATAAAAGTTGGCATTGACGTTCCTTTTAACAACCTTTTCATGATTTGTTGAGAATCACCAACCTTTGTTCCCAAAGGACGTCTATATTTCTTCATTAGTTGCCTAATGACAGACTTACTAAGTGTTTTTTGTACCATTTTGTCTCCTTTGTCCAGCTAAACTTACTTCCGCACGTAAATCTGCTATGTCTTCTTGACTTTGTATACGTTCTTTGTCAATATTATCCTTTTGTCTTAGTTTTTCACCCTCAAAATTAAGTTTTTCAGCGTCTAAATCTAATTTTTTCTCTGATAAGTCTTTACTTTGTTGTAATTGCTGTGCTCTGAGCATTAATTCTTGTTGTTTTAAGTCAATTAATGGATCTTTTTTGTCCATATTCATCATTTCTTGCTCTTCTGCAACCATTTCGTTGGTTAATTCAGTAATTCTTTCAGCAATTTCAAGTTCATTTTGTTGTTGAAACTGTTGTGCAAGCTCTGGTGGTAGTTGTCCACCAAATTGTTGTGCTTGTTCTTGTATTGCTTGTTGATTTTTAGCTGTAATTTCTTCTCTTGCCATCAACGATATGTGTTGAGATATATGTGCCTGCAATAAACCCATAGTTGGTGGGTTGTTTGCAACTAAAAACGAACTCATAAACGCTCTATGTGCATTTATGTGAGCCATATGTGCTTGTCCAGGAAACGCTTGTAGCTGTAACATTTGTAAAGCTTTAGCATTCTCCATGCCAGGGTCCTCTGGTTGTGGTTGTTGAGGTGCTGGTAAAATCATGTCAACATCTCTTACACCAAGTGCTTGATACATACGCTTATATGCTTCGTACATATTGTGCATTTGTGGATTAGAAGTTGCTAATTGTAGCTGTGTTTGTGCTAAAGTAACACGTTGCGACATTGAAAAAATGTTTGGATCAGATACGGGAAGTATGTCAATCCTATCATCAAAGTCTTGTTGTTTAATAAGTCTATTACCCCCACGTACAGCATAAGGATACTGAGGAGGTAGACTTTCTGAAAAGACTTTAGCAAGTAATTTAAATTCAACTCTTTGTGCGTAATGTAATCGTTTCTGTATAGCGTTCATCACTTTCGTGCCGCGTTCCAAAATCGCCATCGTTGTGCCTACAGGATTAGCCTGTGAGCCTTCGCCAAGTTTTTGATCTGCTATAGCCGCGAATCTTCGTCCTGCATCTACGACAAAACCAAGTAATGCAAACAATGTTTGACTTGGTTCTTTGTATGGAATCAACATTAGTGATTCACGGATCGCGCCACCCGGCGCATCTA